GTTTGAATAGTTTTCCTTCTACATGGTCAGAGCGTCAATGGCGGATGACAGCGAGTTGACTCCTCTAGCAGCCAGGCCGTAGGGCCCTGGCAGCACAGCGAGTCCAGCTGACATTCCTTTTATGATTTGCAGCACCCTCCTCCAAAAATTTTCATTATCAATGAAAGCGACACCTACTGGGAGCTCCATAACTACTTTCTTGTAGATCTGGATCGCCATGAGGTCGCATGGAGAGAAGGTTGTGTATTCATATAGGCTTGAGCCAGCTAATACTTGGTACTCCACACATGCCCAAGTCTTGATGATGCAGGTATCTGCGGTGTTGGTGCCAACACCCGATATCTTCACCACCAAGGAATCAAACTGCTCATCGAGGCCAGGAAGGCACGAAGCACCTCCCAGCAACTGTCCGAAATCACCAGGCACTGGAAATGCTGGAATAGTCGGATTCTGCTCGATAATAGCGTTGAACTCAAAATCGGCACCAGTGCTATAACACGCTGTATATACACCTAAATTAAAGGGTCCAGTGTATTGATTAGCATTGGTAGCATTGCAGGCTTCCAATCCGGTTACGGCATACAAGCCGTTCGCCGTAGAGGTTGGTGCTCCGTTTCGAACTTGGACAGAGAGCGGCATCTTCCATGACTGAATATTACCGGTCCAAGTCATTTGGTTAGTGGTTGGCACCAGCTCAATATGATTGGACACGTACCTGTATTTAGTCACTACTGAAGCAGCCTGGAGTCCTGGGTTGCCTCCAAACATGCTAGCAGCATCGGAATAATGAACGGCTTGAAAGGTCGTCGAGGGCAGTATAGGCGTTCCCGCCGCAACTATCGCTACAAAGTAAGAAACACCGGGACACGGCGCAAGCAATATGTAGGTGTCCACATTGGGACTAACCACAAATGGTTGCACCAGACGGTGTTTCTTAACTAGACTCTTTCCTTCGAAATTATCCGGAACTCCCTGGACGCGCACCTGATCAAAGTCCGGAGGCGCAAAGGCACACTTCAAGAATGCCAGGCCATCCGCACTGATCCTGGCTGAACCAAGGATTTGGCTAGCACGTTGAAGCTTTGCAACGCGGATTGCTCCGCTAGAGACTCCAGGTGCTTGAATAGAAGGATAGACTCCTTCGCTCCTGTATGGAGTATTTGTACCTCGCCGCATTCGCCGCTTGGCACTCCTACTCATGGCAGAGTTTTGTGTTGGCTGTTTCTGCTTAACAGCCTTGTTGTTTGAGGGTTTAGAACTCATCTTCACTTCTTGCGTCGTAATGAGGCCCCTCCACCTCATAGTAGCCCACTGATTCTATCAGCTCGAGAATGCGGTCGTAGTCTGGTCTTGATGACAACTCGTCAGCAAACCCTATCATGCTCGCTCTAAACTCCAGAGAATTCCTCGGTTCCTGATGCAACAGGTTCATGATCATCTTCTCCTTGTTGAGCGCGTAAGAGTAACCAGGCCCATAGAGTCTGCTACAGAATTCGAACTCAGTTTCAACTGTTTCGTATTCTTTGCAGACTATTCCTAGTCGTCGATACTTGGCTTGAGCATCTTCTACGGTATTTTCCACAGAATCATCTCCTGCCGCGATCGTCTTTCTGGAACCTATTAGGTCAGCTAGTCTCACTCGCATGAATGAGTTGCCTCGACTTGTCCTCAACTTTCCGGAATTAACAATGCCTTTGTAGATCGGCATCACCATGACTCCATCTGAAAACTGAAACACAGTTTCAGATTCCAGAATAGCTTTCGCTCTCATCAGGTGCCTCCAGACTAAAGACGTCTGCCGGGCCAACTTAATGGCACTCTCTGCTTCGTCTTCAATCATCCACGCTTTGACACTCCAGTCCCATCCTTGTATATCAGCAAAACTCATTGGTAGACCACAGCCAAGTATATCTTCATACACTGCGGCGTTATCACCCTCCGAGAAACCGATCCCAGGCTTTGACGGAATATCTCGCCAATTCTGTATCTCAAGTTTACACAGGTGCCGTGAAAGCAGCATCTCTATAATCTTGTCAACAATTGACACTGACATTATCAAGCGGACTCTTCCTTGTTCGATTTTCTCTATCTTGTGGGGTTCGTTCTTCACGAACACACGCACTGGATCCATCAAACCATCATCCATTCTCTTCCTTCTATCCGTTAAACGTAGCTCCTCTATATCAGTAGCTCGCAGCTTCTCGACACGATCCAGGACGGCATCATTTAGCCGCTCACCCATTATCTCCATGAGCTTATCATTTCTATTGGAAGTGATTGCGCATGGGACGCCAGGGCTAGCTTCAGGCTTTATGTGGTCCTTAATCCTGTCAATTTCTCTGCTCCACTCCTGCCTATCGTAACTCATCAGAAACTTGGGCAGATCGTGCTCCAAGTACAGGGGTAATATGCGCTTGTCTGACG